AGATCTGTTGGCTGGTATTGGTTGATTGACCTGGCCACCAAGGCGCTACCCTTGCTTACTTCCCGCCGCCGTTTTTAGTGTTGGCCGTCTCGCATGTACCGGCTCAGGATGTTCATCGGGACTTTGCTTATCCGAGCGTTGCAGGGCGCTTGCCCACAACCAGATCAATCACCAATAACAGCCGAGGCCGAAGCCCCGGTGTGTTAGCTGAATTACTCGCTGATGCCAATACAGCAGTAGCGGCAATCACCAATGACCCAGACCTTTGAAACTCCGTCGCGCCATAGCGACTCGACTGCATCTTGCTGGCTATCTGCGAAGACCTTCGCATCAATGCATACGGTTTCCTTACCGAGCAGCCAAAGCGGAAAGATGTATGTATTCATCTGGTTTCTCACGTTGATCAACAGAGCGCCCTCATGGAAGGCGCTCAAGTAATCATTGGGTCTTGCTCACTCTGCGCAGCTACTGGCTTCTTGCAGGGCGTCCAACATTTCAAAGATCACACAGCTCTTTGGCTGCTTATGGCTACCAGTCGGTCTCCGGTTAGGAGGCTGGTGGGATCTATCGCTCTTCCCGTGCGTTCCGGCGATTCCGTGTGGAGTCCGGCTTGTCTGTGTTGCTGCCGTTGTTGATCGGCGTTGAGGTAAATTTACCACATGGTTAATGGTCGTCAACCAGTTATTGGTAAATATTTACCAATAAAGCCGGTTAATTCAGGTAAACCATTGAAGTGCAAAGGGATAAAATATTTTTCGATGGGTGATTCAGGTCACGCGGCGGGGAGTAGCAAGGCTGGGCTGGTGCAAAGCAAGAAATCACAGCCACAAAAAAGCCCGCTCAGAGGCGGGCCGTGTCGGTTCAGGATTTCAGAGGTATGGCGTCAGGCGGGGAAGGGCAGGCAATAAAAAGCCCGCTCAAAGGCGGGCATTGGTAACGACGCTCTTTCAGTCTCGAGGCGACCTGGTCATCAATTCAGCCAGCGCCTCGGCAATAGAGTCGGAATTCTCGGATAGTGTTGCGAGCTGGGCGCGGATGGCATCGCAGGCATCGGTAGACCCTTGCTCATCTACCCAGCCAGCAATTAGCTCGATAGCTGCGCAAAGGGCGTTCTGGTTCATGGTTAGGCGGTAGAGCAGGGCTGGTGCTGGGTCAATAGTCATGGCAGCCTCCGGTGCAGAGGCTTAAGAATAGCAGGCAATAAAAAGCCCGCTGGGTGCGGGCCTTGGGAGATTGTTACTTCGCGGGCGGTGGCGGAGTAGAAACTGGTGCGCTTATAGCTGGCGGCTCGATGGTCGTAGCTTTGTCGGCCTTTCCTGTCTGGTAGAAACCAAGGCTCAGCGCCGCGACAGCGACCCCAATAGCAACAGCGGTGAGCATTGCCCCCCATATATTCAGCTTTAGACTTCCGAGCTTGGTTATATCTGACCTGATTCCAACCACTGCTTCATCTATTCGCTTGTCTCTCTCTGCTTGAGCTGCAAGGAATCCTGCATAGCGCTCATCCCAGGCTTTTTCTCGCTGCGCTTGCTCGGTCTGGAATGATTCTCGCCTTAGGTCTAGCTCGCGACGTATCGTATCGTCTCTTAGAGCAATCTCAGAACGGTACTCGTTAGCGCGCCTGTCCGTCTCTTTTTCCATACGCTCGACGCGCTTATCCATCCGCTCTTCAATAGCAGATATGGTTTTATCAAGGGCTGACCGGCTTATGGATTCTGTCATAGGGTCAGTATGATGCGTAAATATGTCGTTGTCACTTGGCCGGACTTTAATCTCCCCACTGGAGGAGACAAGGTTAAATGTGCCGCGCCCGGCCCACGATTCCGGTTTATTCTGAGTCATTGCTCAGCTCCGGCATTTCATTTTCAACAAATTCATCAATTCTGGCGCGATTAAAAAGCCTGGTATTCCCACAGTTCGAACAAAACAGCGGAAGCAGATTGACGCCGAATCCAGAGTTATCAACAAAGCCTGCTTCAATCATTGCGAATTTGGGGAGACATACCCAGTCTTTGTTTCCGCAAGCCTCACAAGGCCGCTTGCCTCCAACCTTATCGAAGAATGCCCCGATGTGTTCAGGGTTGTACCCAGCAATCTTCCCAAGATCACTCAGAGAAGCCTTTTCCTTATTGCTCACCCACAATCTCCCTATACCGGCGCTGGTATTGCTCGTAGGGCAGGTTTTGCCGCTGGAGCTGTTTTATCTGCTGGCTCTTAGAATCAGTTGAAGGGGATGCGGCAGGAGCCACTGCGCGGGTTGGCGCATAAGAGAGTGGTGCTGCTGCGCCGCTGCATCCTGGCTGAGAGCTGTCAATAATCAGGTTGCCGGTTACGTTGATCTCGGCATAGCCAACCAAGAACACAAAAAATTCGTTATTGATGACCACATTGCTCAAGCCTACAGCGCAACGATCTTGCTCGATGGCGCGATCAATCGCCGTTTCGAGGCTTGGCGTCCCAATAGGGAATAGCACCACGGCAACGCTATCCTTGCCATCAGCCCGCTTGCCGGTCGATAGCGCTGTGGAGTTGATATTGATGTTCTTTGTGCTGGCAACCGTGAGGTCGGCAATGCGCGTAGAGCAGCCAGATATCGTTAAAGCCGCGACAGCGGATATCAATGTAAGCGCTAGTTTGCGCATAGAGCCTTCCTTGTTTTTGGTTTTATGGTCCGATAATGCTGTATTTCTTGACGACCTCGTTGTCATCGAAGAGCACCGAAAGAGTCTGCTGCTTCATGCCCGAGCCAAACGGGCCGACATGGATGTACATCCAATTTGCAGTTAAAAGGCCTTCTTGGGTATAGGTTTGACCTACGGGACTGCCCAGTTTGGCGGTAAGGTCGGATTTGGTTGTCTGGCCAACATGTATGGACTGCAGAACATCCTGAGTTATCTCAGTTCCGCGCGTTGCACAGCCCGCCAGGAGAAGCACGAATACCAGCATCAATAGGCGCATAACATAATCCCTGTCAATTTATTGCTAATGGAATGATCCAGACCAAAAGACTCGGCCAAGAACCACAATGTCATGCTCTTTCACCTGGGATTGGCTGTATTCCTCGTCTGGGTGCTCGTCTCGATTGAAGCTGCGCAGCCTTAGTCCGCCCCCAGGGAGTCGATACACCTGTTTAACTCTGAGCTGCCCGCCGTGATTGACCGCGTACATGTCACCGTCAATTATGCGTGTATTGCCAAGATCAACTCCTACGGTGGAGTTGTTGCGTAATACCGGCTCCATGCTGTTTCCGGTGATTGACACGCATCGCGCGTTCGCCGGGTCTATACCCTGATTACGCAGACTGTATTTTCCAAACCGTAGCCTTCTTTGCTCGTTCAGCTCAACCGCCAACCTTCCGCTCCCTGCAGACAATTCAACTTCCTTAAGAAATGGGATAGCAACGGTATCTTCGGGAAGGGGAGTCTCATCACCCCAGACCTCGACTTTGCCGCCCATCACCGCTTCAGCAGGGGCAGAAATCAATTCAAGTTCGCCACCTTCTGGCGCACGGTCAAGCCATGCGGGCTCAAGCCCGCAGATACTCTCGATTTCTCGAGCCATTTGCTCACTTATGTTTCGATGATGCTCAGCCTTCTTGGTGAACATGCGGGCGATATAAGACGGTGCCCTGCCTATTTTCCCGGCGAACACGGCGTCGACCCCGCCGAACTGATCATCAATCAGCTGGCGCAGGCGCATTTGTCGAATCTTACGAATATCCATCGCCTGATTAGATATTGAAATCGCAGGCTGGTAAATTCCCTTGACTTGGTAAACATCGCTGGTAATCTTGCTGGTAAATGAACCAGAAGGTAAATTGCGATGGACTTCTCCTCTTACTACAAGAAGCTTCCTCGGGGTGGCAAGAAGCGCCTCGCGAGCATTCTGAATATAGAGCTTTCCTACCTCTCCCGGCTTGCATCCGGCAATCGCGGCATTACCGCAGAGCGGGCCATCCAGATTGAGTCCGCCACTGATGGTGAGATCACGCGCCACGAATTGCGTCCTGATTTTCCGTGGCGCGAACCTGAGCGCTCAGCCGCTTAACCGCCAGCGAATTTACTGCGCGGTCGAAACCATCCTGCGCATCTGTTCTCTGGCAAGGCCTTAACAACTCGATATTTCGCTCAAGTCTGGCAGGTAAGTGGAGTTGAGCAGAAAGCGGCATCAGCTCAATCAAGGCCGCGATATGGCAACGCAAGGCAAGAAGTTCGCCTTGGAGTGATTCAACAGTAGTCGGGCGCATGGGGAATTCCCTCTCGGCTTATTCAGTGATTGCAGATTGCCCGGCTTGCTTCAAGGGCGCCACGTAAAGAAAAAAGAGGGTTTTACGGATGGACGATATCGAACGCGCAGTACACGAAACCGTACTGGATGCCGGCGCAAAGGTACTGGCGCCGAAAATGGGTCTTTCTCACACCGCTTTGTTGCAGCGATCCAACCCGAACTGTGATGACCACAAGCTCACGCTGGCCCAGTTCTATCAGGTGAATCTGCACAGTGGTGATCACCGCTCTCTGCGCGCTATGGCGACCGATTTCGGCTATGAGCTGCATGGTGGTTTTGCGGTCGAGGAAAAGACGCCTACACAAGCGCTGATGGACAACCTGCGCCAGTCAGCAAGCACCACTCAGATTGTCATGGAAGCTCTTGAAGACAGCGTGCTTACCGCGTCAGAGCGCCGCGATATCGAAACAGCAATAGCCAACGAGATGCGGACGCTGCAGACGTTGCTGGCTGCTGTCCGGCCGGTACACAACTTTCCAAAGGTCGGCTGAATTTCAGGCAATAAAAAGCCCGGCTGCAACCGGGCTCTTCAAACAACACAAGTGGAGCCAATTATGCACACTCAAAGCCATCAAGACAATACCGGACTAGCTGCGCCACATTTAGCGCTGAGCCGAAACGTGGCGCGCACTATCAGTCATGAGCTGAGCCGCACCCTGTTAGCCATTGATACGCCCGCTCAAGTAAACACCGGCTCTCGCGAATACCACCAAGCAGAAGCCCTCAAGGCTGCATCTGATGTTGCCTTTCAATTCACCGCACAGGCCAAGAAACAGGCTAAGCGCAAATGCTTAGGCCATCTGATTGCGTCCCTGTCGTCCAGCAAAGAGGCGACCAGCGAATGAGCAACGTAATCAGCCTGGGTAAGACCCAAGGGTTCACCCGCATGGACAACGATCTGATGGAGGCAATCGCTACGGTTGATCTTCCTGCTCGCGAGATTCGAATTCTGATTGCTATAGCCCGTCAAACGATCGGCTATCAGCTTGAGTGCAAGCGCTTGTCAGCCGACGACATTGGCAAGCTGACCAACATGCGCCGTGATGTTGTATCGAAGGCAATCAGCCACCTGCTTGAGCGTCGTGTGATCTTCCGTGTTGGTGGTAGCCGCGGTGAAATTGGCGTCTCGCCGATCAATGAATGGGCGTTTTTTGATGAAAAAGAACAATGTCTCAGTGAGACCATATCGTCTCACTCAGCCCAAATCGTCTCACTGAGAAATGATGCGAGTGAGACCAAAACGGCAACTTGCCTTCTTTATACAAAGAAAGAACCCCTAGTAACTGTTTCTACGAAACAGATTACTGCCCCCCAGGGGGCTGAGCACTCTCTGGTGGAAACACCTGAAGCTGAGAAGCCAGTGCTGGTTTCGTTCGATGGTGAAGATTTCAAAGTCGATGACACCCTGATCGCCAAGTGGGCGAAAGTTTACGCACCGATCGACGTTGAGTTCGAGATCAAGCGTGCTGCGGCATGGGCGTCGGGCGAGAAGCCGAAAAAGAACTGGCGCCGGTATCTGGTCAACTGGCTTGGTCGTGAGCTCAAGAAAAAGCCGCGGAGCACCCCAGAGACTGGCGTTCCGGTGGATAAAATCATTGGCTTGTACCACAAGGTCTGCTCAAACCTTCCGCAGGTTTCAACCGCCAGTGACCCGGTTTTGCGGTCGATGATTGTTGAGCGCTGGAATGAAAACGAAGCCCACCAAAACAGCGAATTCTGGCGAATGATCTTCGATCGCGCCAACCGCTTGAACCAGGTTTTTTTCCGTGGCGAAAACGCAGTGCCGCGGCTTGAGTCGATTTGCAGTCGTGCCGTGTTCCGCAGTCTGGAGGAGCAGGCATGATCGAACTTCACAGCCTGGAGGCAGAACACGGCGTGCTTGGCGCCATGTTGATCCAACCACACCTGATCGATGTGATTAGCGATGACCTCCCCGCGGACGCTTTCGCCTGGGCAGAGAACGCCGACCTGTACCGATTGATCCTGACGCTGCATGACGAACGCCAGCCGATCGACGTGATTACCCTGTCTGACCGTAAAGCCCTGCTGGCAAACGATCAGCGCACGATGGCCTATGCCGGCGAGATTCAAGCCAACACGCCAAGCGCTGCCAACGCCATGACCTACGCGCAGATCGTTAAGGATCGTGCGGTTGCCCGGCAGATTGCAGAGGCTGGAGCGCAGATATCGGAACTAGCTTTCGAGCAGGCGCCTATTGAGGACAAGGTCGCTCAGGTGCAGGCGCTGGCTTTGGCGCTGGATGGGAAGGGCGCAGACGGCGAATGCCAGATGATCAGCGATATCTGGAAGGAGCATCTTGAAACCCTCCAAGATCGCCAAGACCGCGCTGCCCGCGGTGAGACGTTCGATGGCTTGTCATGCGGCATTGAGGATTTGGACAAGTACACGCAGGGCTTGAAGTCAGGGCAGATGATCGTTCTGGCTGGCCGCCCAGCAATGGGTAAGACAACGCTGGCGATGAATATCGCGACTGATGTTGCGATTAAGCAGAAGCGCCCCGTTGTAGTGGTCAGTCTGGAAATGAGCAAGGCGCAACTCATGGATCGCCTGCTTGCCGCGGTTGGTGGTATCCCACTGCCGAACCTTAAGAACGGATCGGCAGCAACTGACTATCCGGCTGAGCTCACAGCGGCGGCCATGAAGCTGAGCAATTCGCCAATCGCGGTAACTGACGTGCCGGTGATGACCATGCCGCGCATTCGGTCGATCGCGCGCCGTTCGAAGCATCGCATGGGCGACCTTGGCCTTCTTGTAATCGACTACCTGGGCTTGGTCGAAGGAGACGGCAAGGGCCGGGTCGACGATGTAACCACTATGTCACGCCAGATCAAGCTGCTTGCTCGCGAGCTGGCTTGCCCGGTGATCATCCTCTCCCAGCTAAATCGTGGCTGTGAATCACGCCCCGACAAGAGACCGGTGTTAAGCGACCTGCGTGAGTCAGGGGCTATCGAGCAGGACGCGGATATCGTGATGTTCGTGTACCGCGACGAGGTTTATTACCCGAACAGCGATCAAAAGGGTATTGGCGAGATATTGATCAGAAAGAATCGCGACGGGGAAATCGGCAGTGTGTACACCGCGTTTCAGGGTAACAAGTCTCGGTTTGTCCCACTGAGCGCGATCGGCTTCAATCAACCCACATCAAAAGGGGAGGATTGGTAATGCGCGATAAACAACAGGTATTCGGATACGCAGGTTATGAAATGCGCTCGCATTCAGAGACGCGCTGGGCGGCACTGATGGATTCGATCTCCATTAGCTGGCTCTACGAATCCCAACTCATCAAGACCAGGCACGGATACTACCTTCCAGACTTCTATCTGCCAGCTGTTGGTCTGTTTGTAGAGGTAAAGGGCCTCGGCCCTACAGCTGTAGAGATTGAGAAGGCCGAGGATGCCGAGGCTGCAACTGGTATCCCGGTGATTTTTGCCTACGGAAAGCCAGAGCTGCTCGGGGCAGAGCTAGCCCACGGAGTCGTCGCTTATTTCAACGGAGCCAAAAGGATCTCCTTCTCAACAAGAGAGCTTGGTGCTCTAGTCCGCCAGAGCTACGACATTCACACCTACTCAGCATTCATCTGTGCAGGCGAGCATCAAGGCATGCCGGACTCGTTCTCTGCAAGCGATGTGATGCTGGAATGGGTGAACAAATCAATGGATAGGAGTGGCCGCGAAAGTTACGCAGCAAGCCTGCATGGACCGTTAAACCAAGCGAAACAGGACAAGCATGGTCAGCAAAGTAAGGCTGAGTGGTTTTTGGCTAAGTTCGCCGAGAAAGTTCGGAGTCGGCGAAAAACTAGTGGCAGGGAAAACTATGACTGACGTTCTTGCGTTTCTTTTCACCCTGCGCGAACTACACCCGGACCTGCCGCGTTTCGCGCTAAACGGTGGCTGCTTCAAGGTTTACTTGGTGCTCAAGCAGGCATTTCCGCAAGCCGAGCCTTACTACAACGGCGATCACGTTATCACCCGTATAGACGGGGATTACTACGACATACGCGGGCAGGTTGAGCCGGTTAGCGATTGTGGCCCGTATATGCGAATGGACCCGCTTTGCTTCAATCGGGCCTATGGCTGGAATAACCCTGCATTAGTCGGCGGTGAGTCGATTCAGGCGGTGGCTCATGGCTGAGAAGATCGCAGTCAACAGCGCCCCGCGCCTGTCCGAAGCAATTAAGAAACTGACCGAAGCCTATCGCTCGCACAAGTACGTGGTTGTCAGCCTGCGCCCGGGCAAAGACCGCACGCTCGATCAAAACGCCCTCTGGTTTGCGCTTTATCAGCGCATATCGCAGATGACCCAGATCGGCGACGTGGACGAGGCTCGTAAGTACTGCAAGTTGCATATGGGCGTGCAGATCCTGATGAACGAAGACGAGGATTTCCGTGCTGCGTGGGATCGGACCATGAAGCACCTGGCCTACGAGGAGAAGCTGGACCTTATGGGCGGAAATCCATTGTTCGGCCCTGATGGCTTCCCGGTAACCCGGCTGTTCAACCGCGCCCAGGGCATCGCATACACCAATCGAATCGTTGATGAATTCACCGCAAATGGCGTGGTTTTCGATGACCTGTTAGGGGAGGTTGCAGCATGACTTACAAGCATTGCGACATCTTCGAGTCAAGGCTGGCAAGTCAGTGCCAGGGCATAGCCTGCTGCCTCAGCTACAACTCAGAACGTGCCGAAGGGGAGGCAAAGCACACCCTGATTGAGGCTGCCATGTGCTTGGATAGGCATGCGGTTCGCGTTCACCGCAAGAAGGACGGCTTGCTGCTGATCAACGCTCGCGGCAAGTCGCGCTTTGCCACTTTGCGCGAGCGCGTGGCCATCTGGCTTCTGAAGGGCAAGTTGGAGATTCGGCCATGAGCGAACTCACTAAGCGCTCGCGCAAGCAACGTCGAATGCTGGGGAGGCACTAATGAGTCTCCCAACCAAGCAGCCCAAGCCAAAGACCTGCAAGAACAAAGCATGCGCCGCCAAGTTCGTCCCGCAACGCCTCGGGCAATCGGTATGCAGCCCAAAGTGTGCACTGGCAACCAAAGACGTTAACCAGGTTAAGGCCCGCAAGGCATTGGCTCAGGTTGAGCGTGCGGAAATCAAGGTTCGCAAGGAGAAGCTGAAAAGCCGCGCGGATCACGCCAAAGAAGCGCAGGCGGTCATAAACCGGTACGTCAGGCTGCGTGACGCACATCTCGGCTGCATCAGCTGCGACAAGCCGGCGAGCTGGGGTGGTCAATGGCACTGCTCTCACTTTCGCAGCGTCGGTGCCGCAGCACATCTGCGCTTCAACCTATGGAACATGAATAAATCCTGTTCCCAATGCAATGCCCATCTGAGCGGAAACATCATGGTTTACCGGCCTCGCCTAGTCGAGAAGATAGGCGCCGAAAAGGTTGCTTGGCTGGAATGCAATCAGGATCTGGTCCGCCATGAAATTCCCTATTTGAAGCGCCTTAAGTCGGTGTTCGCAAAGAAGGTGAAACGCCTTGAAAAACGATACGAGGGGGTCGGCTCATGTGCAGCGATGTGATTCTGTTACGAAAATTCAGTGAAGTTCGCCACGGTGGCCGTCGATCTATCGGAGTTTTTCAGTGTAGAGACTGCCATGGCGAGTTTGAAACACGAATGGAGCGGGCGAAGGTCATGACCGGGCTTTGCATCCCTTGCGCCAACAAGCGTGGCGGCCAGAAGCGGTCAACCCACGGATTCAACAACAGGAACAGTCGCCTGCATGTGACTTGGTCAAACATGAAGCGGAGATGCCTGAACCCAAGGGGTACAGAGGTTCAGAAGTACGAGGGTGTCACCCTCTGCGATGAGTGGATGAGCTTCGAGCCGTTCATGCAGTGGTCGCTAGCCAATGGCTACACCGATGAGTTGACCCTTGACCGTATCGAGTCATCTAAGGGTTACGAGCCGGGGAACTGCCGCTACGCCGATTACAACGTCCAGGCAGCCAACCGCAAGAAGACGGACAAGAACACCAGCGGCCATGTCGGCGTCTCCTGGGATCGAGGCAAATGGTCTGCCAAGGTTCAGTGGCAGAAAAAGCAAATTCATCTTGGCCGGTTCAAGGACATCAAGGACGCAGTTAAGGCGCGCAACGATTACTTGGCAGCTCACGACCTGCCGCACTTGAGGGCATAGAAACGTGGACGACCTGAAAGCGATCACGGCCAAGTACCGGGCATTGGTGCGCGAACTCAAGAGGGCGGCGGCATGACCTGGGATCAGAAAAGCAATTACCGGATCGAGTCACCCGAGGGCTACATGATCAGTCGCTCAAGGGTTAGCGAAACGGCAGTTGTTTATGTCGCCCGGGCGCCAAAGACCGCGCCGATTATCTATGCCGGCCAGAGCCTGCAAGACGCAAAGACCGCTTGCGATATTCATTTGAAGGAGGCCGCGTGACTGAATCGGTTAGCGGCTATTTGGTGTGCACCACAGCGGCCAAGCATTTGCGTATTCACATTATTAGGCCAGGCGAAACGGAGCCCAGCTTTTATGTGGATGACATGGGTCAGGCGCTGGACATTATCGAGGTGGATCGTCAGCAGTCATTGGGCGAGAGCTACATGAAGCGCTGCCCTGACTGCTCTGCAGAGCAATGTCCGTGCGTAGCGGGTTAGACCCCGTAGAGCGCCATAGGTACGAGGAGATAACAATGGACCAGCTAACTCTCAACTTTACGGCAGTGATTGTTCGCATACCGAGAACGCCTAAACGCAGCACTATCTGCGCGGGGTCTACGCTGGTCACGATTGAAGGTCGCACGATGCCTGCCATGGAGTGGGCGGCAATGCGCGGCTTGAAGTGGCAGACGGTTAAGATGCGCAGGCTGCGCGGGGATAATTGGATGCAGGCGCTGACCCCAGAGCTGAGGCGCAGCACCTTCATGTCTAACTGGTCAATGCACGGCTAGCGCCAGACGTGAAGCACCTTGTCTGCCTCGCCCTCCTGCTCGGCGCGGCGCTTGAGTTCATCAACTAAACGCTGAAGTCGCTCAATAGAGCGGGAGCCTACTTGGCCGCCAATAATGGCGGTTTCTTTGTCGCCCGACAGAGAGACAAACAACAGCGTATCTGGATGGCTCTGTTCCATGGCGTCCGCACCAAGGGCAATAGCCTCATTAACTGCCATAAAGCTTGTATCGCGAGTAGCGCCTAGCGCCGGTATTGGGTTGCTCATCGTGGTGCCCCTTTTGATTGAGTCTCTAGGTCATGTGACTGGCGATAGGCATGCAAGCCTTGCAAGCAAAATTGAGTCACATAGCGTTGAGATACCGATGCCAAGACCGCAAAACGCGGGAGGCAGTATGCAAAATGACCGAGTTAGGAGTCAGCTCATGTCCAACCCTGCACCTGAAGGGATTGTCGAGGCTGTAGGGGTTTCCATCGCCAACAAGGGGCTAGTCCTTGGGGGCGCGACAGGATTCATTGGCTGGCTTTCGCAAGTAAATTGGATTGGGATATCAGGCGTAATCGTTGCCGCAGTGGGCCTTCTGGTAAGCACGTACTTTCAGATCCGTCGTGATCGCCGAGAGTCCATCGAGAGCGCTGCCCGAATTCAGGCGCTGCGTGACCAGTGCAGCCGATGAGTAGCAGCAAATTAAGCAAGGCGGTGCTATCGCTTATCGCCGCCGGTGCAACGTCAGTTGCAATCATGGCTCAGTTCATAAGCGAAAAAGAAAGTAGCGGTGCATCGCACCTAAAAGCCTACCAGGACGGCGCCCGTATTTGGACTATTTGCGACGGCAAAACTGAAGGCGTGACCAGGCTCTCAGTGATGACTCGGCAGCAGTGCGATGACTGGCGCAAAACCGAAATAGGTAAGCGGCTGGCGGTGACGCACGCAGTAATCCGTGTGCCAATGAGTGAGGCTGCGTGGGCTGGGTTTGGCTCGTTCTGCTTCAACGTCGGGAACTCAGGGTGCGCAAAATCCACTGCTGCCAAGCTGATCAACCGCGGCGAGCAAGAGAAGGGCTGCAAAGCGATGCTTAACTGGCGCTTTATTACCCGCGACGGAAAGAAAATAGACTGCTCCACCGATCAGCCGTATTGCAAGGGGTTATGGGAGCGGCGCCAAGAAGAGTCGGAGTTGTGCCAGCTATGAGCGTCGAACTTGCCCGGATGCTTGCCTATGTCCTTGTAGCTGCGCTGAGCCTTGGCACAGGCTGGCAGGTCCATGCATGGAAGGTAGGCAGCGATAACGCCGAGCAACTGGTATGGCAGGCAGAGGCAGACAAGAAGCTGCGCGCGACTATCGCCGAAGTCGCCAAAAACACGCTGGATGCCATCGACGATATCAAGATAACAAACACCACCATAGTGCAGAAGACACGCCATGAAATTACCAGAGAGCCTATGCCTGCCGATTGCCGCATTCCTGCTAGCTGGATGCGCCAAATCAATCTCGGTCGCGCCGGTGGATCAATCCCTGCTGAGGGAGTGCCCGCCAATCCCGCTGATTGAGGTGGCGGAAGATGGAACGGGTGACCCGGCTGCTATGGCGGTAGCTGATGTGGAGCTGGCAGGTCAGTACCTTGAGTGCCAGAAACTGCACCAGGGGCTGATCAATGCAGTGAATGCAGCGAATAAGTAACAGGAGGGGCGGGCAATGACTGGCGGAATCAACATAGTCGAATTCAAGCGCGAAGGCTGGCGCGACGCTGTCGGTACTCTGCGCAGAATTGCCGATCAACTGGAGAGCGGTGATCTTCCCGCTTGCAAGGTGGGAACATTGGTCATGCTCTCAGAGAGCGGCGCTATCGACGTGTTTGCATTCGGCCCTACTGCTGACGATCTGCAAGCGCTGGGCTTATTCCGGCTGGGCGAGCAAAGGCTGATTGAAGCAATTATGGATTCTGATGAGTAGCCGGGGAAACTATGACCAATAGGCAAATCGACTGGGAAGCCATTGAGCGTGATTATCGTATCGGTCAGCTGTCGCTTAGCGCGATTGCTACCAAGCACGGCACCACCAAGGGCACAGTAAGCAAGAAGGCCAAGGCAAAGGCGTGGGTGCAGGATGCCAGCCAAGAGGTTAGGGAGCGCACCAGGGCCGCAATGCTTGTGCAGGACCGCAAGAAGGCGGAAGCGGAAAATGGAAACACCGTTTCCAAAACGGGAAACGCTCCTACGCAGGTGGATATTGAAGTCGCCGTGCAGACCAATCTACAGGTGATCAATCGGCACCGAACCGACATTGCCAAAGGACAGGGATTGGTCGGCTTAATGTTTCAGCAATTGCAAGACGCGGCCAGTGATCGGGCGGAGCTTGAAGCTATTGCCGAGGAAGTGACGGCGGAGGATTTGCGCGATATTCGATACAACCGGTTGATGAAGGCTGTAAGCCTGCAAACCCACGCTGGTGTATTGCGCGACCTGTCCACTGCATTGAAGAACTTCATACCTTTGGAGCGTCAGGCGTTCAACCTCGACGAGCAAGAGCATGAAGAGCCCTATGAGACTCGGTTAAAGCGATTGTTGGACGGAGAATAGTCGCGCCACAAATCGCTACCCGTTAAAACGTGGCGCAACACCCAAGAAGCCCGCCAGCTCTGCGGGCTTTTTCATGCCTGCTTGCTTGGTAAGTTCAGTCACATAGCCTCGCCTTGTCATTTCGATAAAAGAGACAGGGGCGAACATGAACGATCAATCAGTTGAGCAAGATATTCAGGCTAAGGGCCTTAACGCGCCGCGCATTACACCTGGCGATGTGGAGCGAAACATCCGCAGCGAGTTTTACTTCACTGCGGGTGATGGCGTTCTTGGTCAGAGCCAGATGGGCACTAAGCCTGCTGGCAATGCTGACAGCCTAAATCGCCTGACCTTCTGCGTGCTGGTATTGGCCAACGGATTCACTGTGACCGGGGAAAGCGCCTGCGTGAGCCCGGCCAACTTCAATGCTGAAATTGGCAAGAAGGTGGCCCGCCAGAATGCGATTACCAAGATTTGGCCGCTGATGGGCTATGAGTTAACCGAGCGCCTAGCTTGTCAGGCTGCAGAGTAGCCTAATGACCGCCGACGCCATGCTCAGTAAGCTCATCACCGATGATGAGCTTTACTGTGCGCGCAATCTGAAAATCCGCACAAAGGAAGGCGAGCTGATGCCTTTCGTGTGGAACGATGCGCAGCGGATGTTGCATGAGCGTCTTGAAGCTCAGCTTGAACAATCTGGGTGGATTCGCGCCATTGTGCTCAAGGGAAGGCAGCAGGGCATCAGCACCTACGTATCAGCTAGGTTCTATAAGCGCACGACCATGGGTTTCGGCAAACGAACCATGATCATCACGCACCTTGACGCCGCAACCGCCAACTTGTTCGGGATGGCCCAGACCTACCACGAACTAAGCGACAGCACTGTACGCCCTGCGATCAAAGCCAACTCGGGTACCGAACTCTCATTCGCAAAGCTTCGCAGTGGGTACAAGGTGGCCACGGCAGGCAGCAAGAACGCAGGTCGATCAGACACGATTCAATATCTCCACGCTTCGGAAATGGCCTTCTGGCCAAACGCACAGAAGATCATGGCAGGCCTTGGCCAAACAGTCCCTTTGATCGAAGGCAGCGAGGCAATCATTGAGTCAACAGCTGACGGCCTCGGCAACCTGTATCACAAGATGTGGGTTAAGGCGGTAGCTGGTGAATCGGACTACATCGCCATATTTATCCCATGGTTCGTAGAGCAAGGCTATCGCCGCGCTGTGCCGAAAGGCTTCGAGCTAAGCGACGACGACATGGAGTACATGGAAGCGTATGGCCTGGACGAAGAGCAGATGGCATGGCGGGCAGGCAAGATCGCTACTGATTTTGCTGGGGATGAAGACTGGTTTAACCAGGAATACCCGGCAACGCCTGATCTGGCGTTCCAAAAAGTCGGCCATAAAGCGCTGATCAAAACCGTGAAAGTCTCGCTGGCCCGCAAGAAAGAGCCCAAGCATGAGCGCCGCATAGGCGCCCACGTTGTCGGTCTCGACCCTGCGCGCGGCGGAGATACCTCAACGTTTATTCACCGCCAAGGCCGAATTGCTTGGGGTATTGAACGCAACAAAGTACCTGACACCATGGCAGTGGCAGGCCAGGCCGCTCGCATGCTCACTGACGACAAGACCATCCGCATGATGTTTATCGACATTGGCGGGCTTGGCGCGGGCATCTATGACCGGCTGGTTGAGCTTGGTTTTGGCGATCGAGTAACGGCGGTCAACTTTGGCTCAGCCGCGTCCGACTCCCGCAAGTACTTCAACAAGCGCTGCGAAATGTGGGGCGAGATGGCCGAGTGGATTCATGACGATATAGCGCCGTGCATCCCTGACGACGATCAGCTTCACGGCGACCTCACCTCAGTTGCCAAAGACAAATACAGCAGCAATGGACAGCTCAAGCTGCTTTCTAAAGAAGACGCCAAGACAAAAATAGGCCGCTCCCCCGATGACGGTGACGCCTTGGCTCTGACTTTTGCCCAGCCCGTAGCAGCTGAAGACGAATTTACTAACGATTGGAAGGCGAAGCTTATGCGGCGCAACTCCAACAAAACAGCGATGAGTGCCTGACATGACAGATAAAGCAGCCCAAGAGAACTGGGATCGCTACGTGTACGGCGTACAGCGCGGGCACACCGCCTATATGGATCAAGCGCGCCTGTGTGAGGGCTTCTATCTCGGCGGGGGGCGTCAGTGGTCGTACGCTGATCGCCAGGCATTGCTTGAGGCTGGACGCCCTGCGCTTGAGTTTAACCAGATCAAGCAGAAGATTAACGCTGCTGTTGGCTACCAGATCAATAACCGCATGGACATTGGCTTTCGCCCGCGCTCCGGCCCGTCCGATCAAGAGACCGCCAGCACACTCTCAAAGCTGGCCATGCAGATTGCAGACAACAACCAGCTTCACTGGAAAGAGACACAAGTGTTCAGCGATGGCCTGATTCAGCAGCGCGGTTACTTCGATATTCGCGTGAGCTATCAGGACACGATGCTGGGCGAGGTGTCCATCGACACCCTAGATCCGCTCGACGTAATCCCTGATCCGGATGCCAAGACCTACGACCCTGATGGTTGGGCTGATGTAATCGTTACCCGCTGGCTGACGCAGATAGAAATCGAGGCGCTTTATGGTGCCAGCGCGTCAAAGGATGTTGAAAACGACGGCGACCCCGAAGAACTGTATGCGGCGGAAGGCACGGACAATGACCGCAATAGCTTTGGCGATGATGGGGTATTTACCGAAACCATCGGCAATACCGATCAAGAGGAAGGCAAGCGCTACCGTGTAATCGATCGCCAATACTGGAAGATGGACCGTACCGACTGCATCATTACCTCTACAGGCGATATTCGCGTTACGACCGGCATGTCACAAGCTGCAGTGCAGGCCATGGTCGATGCTGGCGGTATCCAGCAGAAACGCCGTGTGCGTCGCGTGCGCTGGGTCGTCTCTACTCAAAGCCGCGTACTGCATGACGGCTGGTCGCCGTTCAATCACTTCACTGTGGTGCCTTACTTCCCTACATTCCGTCGCGGCGTTACAGCCGGCATGGTGGATGACGCTATCGACCCGCAGCAGCTGCTCAATAAGTCGATGAGTCAGATGCTGCACATCATCAGCACTACGGCCAACAGCGGCTGGGTAACCGTCGCTGGGACGCTAGCTAACATGCAAGACGGCGAGCTGGCTGATCGCGGCGCAGAGACCGGCCTGCACTTGGTGGTAAAAAAAGGGACCCCTGAACTCGATAAACCGAAGAAAATCCAGCCGAACCAAGTGCCGACTGGCTTTGACCGAATCATTGACCGGGCAGGGCAGCTGCTTGAGGCGTCCACTGGTATCAATGAGGCGATGTTAGGCAATCAGGGTAATGAAGTGTCCGGTATCGCCATCCAGACCCGCCAGTTTGCCGCACAGCAGCAATTGGCCGTACCCCTGGACAACCTTGCCCGCACACGCGCATTGCTCGCCGGGCGCATGCTGGAAATGATTCAAGCGTTCTATGATCAGCCTCGAATCATGCGCATTACCGAGACCGACCAGGCTGGCCGCGAGAGCACAGTTGAGGTGCCGCTCAACTATCCAGATCAAGACCGAATCCTTAACGACCTGACCATCGGCGAATATGACGTAATTGTCACTGAGGCGCCTGCGCAGATCACGTTCGAGAATAGCCAGTTCCTGCAGGCGCTTGAGCTGAACGACCGCGGCGCCAACATCCCTTGGCCTTTCATCATCCGTTACTCGAATCTCGCTAATAAGCAGGAGATCGTCGACGCAATGGAGCAGCAGCCTGCGCCTGCGCCAAATCCGGCAGACGTTGCAAAGGCAGGTCTCACTGAGGCTCAGACCCGCAAGACAGACGCCGAGACCCGCAAAGTGGAGGCGGACGCCGTCAACACAGCAGTCGAGTCGCAATACAGCGCAATTCAGACCGCAGCGACTATCGCACTCCAGCCGGCCACGTCTTCACTGGCCGACGCTTTGTTGCTTTCCGCTGGCTACGAAGATCAGAACGCCGCACCAATCGTTCCGCGGTACGACGGCACGCTGCTGTCGGTGCCTGACCTCCCGAACAACACCAATCCGCTAACCCCGGCTAATCCAGCCAACCCCGGTGTCGGCATCAATGCCGGTATCGAAACTCAACGCATAGAGGGACTACCAACATGAAAGGCCAAGTAACCGGTTTAAGCGCAGCTGATGAATCTAAATGGCAGGCAGAAGACGACCTTCGCACGCTAGCTCGGGCGATTGAGATCAACAAAGATCCGAAGCGCAAAGCAGCCGCGGTGAAGATGGCCAAAGAGAAGTCGGCCGAGCTGGCCAGCATTGCTAAGCAGTAATTCAACGAAATAGGGGCAGACCATGAAACCTGAACAAAACGAAGAAATTGAAGACCTGGCTGGTGATGTGCTCGAAAGTGAGCAGATCGAAGATGACGACAGCGGCGACGAGCTGGATATTGTCGATGACCCCGCCGCTCAAGTAACCGAGTCTACCAAGGCCGAAATTGACGCTGAAGTGTTGGCCGAAATCGCCGGTGAAGAAAAGCCGAAGATGGTTCCTCACTCGCGCTTCAATGAGGTGAATGAAACCCTGAAGGCAGAGCGTGCTGCGCGCTTATTGCTTGAGGAAGAGCTTGCCAGAAGCAAAGGCGCACAGCCAAAGCCTGATCAGGAAAAGGCCAAGCCTGAACCTGAATCGTTCGATTACGACGCTGCCGAGGACAAGTATAACGACGCGCTGCTTGATGGCGACAAGACCCTGGCTAAGCAGATCCGTGCAGGCATTCGCGCACAAGAGCGCAAGGATGCAATTGCTGAGGCAGAAGCTGCAGCCGATGCACGCTACCGCAAGAGTCGCCAGCAGGACGAGCAGCAGCGCACAGATGCCGAGTTCAATTTAGAGCTAACCAAGGCCTACGCCGCCTTCCCGTTTCTTGATTCAGGCGGCGAGGCAGCCAATAGCGAAGCTATCGAAGAGGCGATGGCGCTCACCCAATTTTATCGCGTCAAAGGCTTGAGCCCTGCTGAAGCGCTGAGAACCGCTACAGCCAAGGTCGGCCCACGCTACGCGCCTCCCGCAAAAGAAACGGCAGCAGTCAAGCCGGCGGCCGACCTTGCCAAAAACCTTGAGCGCGAAAGCCGTATCCCGCCGGCCGCAGCAGGACTTGGTGCTCGAGCAACCCAGCTTGACGTTAGCCGCATGACTGAGGCTGATATCCGTAAGCTGTCGCCTGAAGATGAGGCAACGCTAGCTGGCGATGTTTTGTGAGTTGACGGGGCGTTTCAGTCACATAAGTTTGAACCCGTAACGCTAGGCACACGAAATTGCCCTAGGGGTTACACCTCAGCCTGTTACCGCAGGCTGAGGGCTACAAACCTGCATCGGCCAGATGCCCGCTCACCGAGTCGGTGTACCTCGCCAGCAGGGCGTAAAGCTGATCGTTACAAGCGCCCCAGGAGCGCAAATCCTGTCCTCGCTTGGGTGGCGACATACCCGGAACCCGGAAGTCATTCAAGAAAGGTATGCCCACATGGCAGTTACTAACTTTGCAGCCCTGCAGCCGCAGAACAAGGTTTTCTGGTCCAAGAAGACATGGACCGCCGCCCGCGATGAAATGTTCGTCAATAAATTCCTTGGCGAAGGCACTAGCGCAGTTATTCAGCACGTCACCGAACTGACCCAGACCGAGAAAGGCACCGAGGCACTTATGTCTATGGTTGCTGACCTCGTCGGCGATGGTGTGGTGGGTGATGACTGGCGCGAAGGCAATGAAGAGGAAATGCAAGCCTCTTGGCAGAAAATCGAAATCGACCTGATCTCTAACCAAGTGCGCGATAAAGGCAAACTGGCGAATCAGAAGTCGGTTATCGAGTTCCGCCGTGTTGCCCGCGATCGCCTCGCTTACTGGTTGGCCAACCGCGTTGATGAACTGGCCATCCTCACTCTCTCGGGTATTGCCTACTCGTTCAACGTAGATGGCAGCCCGCGTACCGGGTCGTCGTTCCCAGGTCTGGCTTTTGCCGCCGATGTGAGCGCCCCTTCGCCGAAGCGGTATCTGACCTGGAACGGCACTGATTTGGTTGCAGGCGACAACAGCGCTATCACGTCGGCCTATGTGCCGAAGTACAAGATGATAGTTGACCTGGTCGCTTACGCCAAAACTCACCGCATCCGCCCGGTTACTGAAGGCGGCAAGAAGTACTACGTCCTGCTTGTTCAGCCAGGTACTTTGGCGGCCTTGAAAATGGACCCGCTGTGGCAGACCGCGATTGTTACAGGCGGTATGCGCGGCGACAAGAACCCATGGTTCACTGGTGCAACTGTGACCGTGGACGGCGCAATCATCCACGAAAGCAATCTGGTCTTCAGCACCATCGGTGCCGCACCGGGCAGCAAGTGGGGCGCGGCTGGCGCGGTAAACGGCACTCGCACTCTGCTGCTAGGCGCTCAGGCTCTTGGCTTCGCTGATATCGAGCAATCGGGCAGCGCTTGGGTCGAGAAGCTTTTTGACTACGACTCGAAGATGGGTATCTCCATCGACCGTTTCGTGGGCTTCGTTAAACCCAAGTTCTACAGCATCTACGACAAGTCGGTTGAGGACTTTGCCGTGATCGCTGTCGACCACTACCTGCCGAACTCTGGCGCGTAAGGAGAAAGCACATGAACTACTTCGTATACGAGCGCCAATGGCCGCTAGTGGGCTACCAAGACCTGCTGTTCTCGGATTTCGCTGATGATTTGGTTCTGGAAATTGGTGGCCTGCCTGCTGGCGCCACCATTACCGATGCCTGGATCGATGTGAAAGAAGCGTTCAACTCGGCGACCACTGCAACTCTGAGCGTCGGCGACGAGGGCCTTGCTACTCGCTATGGCACGACCATTGACCTCAAAACCACTGGCCGCAAAGCAATGGCGAACACCACTGGCTACACCACGGAAGGTGCCGGCCAGATTATCGCCACGTTCGCTCAAACCGGCGCCGCTGCAACCGCAGGTCAGGCTCGGGTGTACTTCGAGTACGTCGTCGACCGTAAGGCTGACGAAACCCAAGACTAACCGTCCGTTCTGCCCCGGTTCGCCGGGGCTTTCTCGCAATAGGGGCAACAACGATGACCACTGAAACTCGCTTTCTCCCGCCTGCTGGCCTTAATTCACTCTCGATTGTGCACCTCTCCGGCCACAGTCTTTGTATCCATCGCATCAACCCAGCCGACGGCGAGCCGGGCACTGACTGCCCTGTTAAGTTCCGCAAGCAGGCCTTTGAGCTTGGTTGTAACCCAGTCGGCATTCAGGTTGATGAAGAAGAGGACGAGAGCGACGACAAATCGGCGCTTATCCTCAAGGCTGTTGAGGCAATCATCGAGCGCAATAGCAACGATGAGCTGGAAGCCGACAACCGCCCGACCCTGAAAGCCATGAAGGCGCAGGCAGGCTTTGGCGTAACCCGCGCCGAACTGAATGCAGCCTGGAAAGCCTTCGAAGAATCGTTGGCTTAATCATGGCTTATGAACTGGTCAGCGACCTCATTAAGGCATTCCGAGAGGATGAGCGCGATCAAGTCGCCCCGTTTTTCTGGAGTGACAATCAACTTGTTCGCTTTATTAATGAGGCGCTGTCTGAGTTCGCAGCAAAAACTCGATCCATCTATGACGATAGTTCTGCCGTAACAGAACTGCCTTACAGTGCTGATCAGCGTTCGGTTCCTCTGCCGTCATGCATCATCGATGTTGTGGATGCATGGTACGACGGCAATCCACCTCGTTACCTGAATCGCATCCCTTTCATGGCTTACGGCAATGGCTGGCGGGGCGGGTACTGGAACGCATATACCGGCTGCACTGATTTCAGGTTTAACCCTGCCGGCGAAATTGCGCTGTACCCGACGCCCCAAGCAGATGGCGTGATCCGTCTTCTGGTGGTGCGCAAGCCGATTAAGGAAGTGGATAAGCCAGACCGAGTTCCCGACCTGCTGCCAGACCATCGCCGCCACCTTTTGCACTACATGAAACACCGTGCATACCGCGTGGCCGATGCCGAGATATTCGATCCAAGCAAGGCAATCAACTTTCTCGCGGAGTTTGATGCTGCCTGCCAAGAGGTGCTGGAAGACTCAATCTTGCGCCGCGGCGATTGCTCGCGCCCAATCCGTGGGTGCTGGTAATCATGACTAGTGACCTAACCATCAGCAATTGGGAGCAGGGCGCCAATAATATAGCCGCCCGCGACCGATTGCCTGCAGGCACCTATCGTCAAGCAATCAACCTTGACCCCACTGCCGGCGGTAAGCTGGAAATGCGCTGCGGGTTTGAGCGCGTCTACCAAGGCGCCGATGTGCGCGGCGCATTCGGCATTGGGGAGCAGGTGGTTTTAGCTGATGGCGATACGCTCAAGGCTTACGACACCGCAACGGGCTCGGTAACCGAGTTGGCTGCAATCAATTCGGCAGGCGGAGTTAGCGGTGTCGAAATGAACGGGCAGCTCTTCCTGGGCACGCCAAACGAAAGCTATCGCCTACAGGGCGGCGTACTGAAGCCATGGGCAATCGCAGAGCCGGTATTCACCGTGACGACTGTAGCGGGCAGCCTTCCTGCCGGTATTTATAAGGTGGCCGTCACTGCGATTGGTGTGGATGGAGAAGAATCGGGCGTTGTGCCGCAGATCATTCGCCTCAATGGCTTGCAAGCTCTGCGCGTATCAAGCACAGACCCCCGCGACCTGAACCTGTACGCCTCGCCGTGTGACGCTGAAACCCTTTACAGCCAGGGTCGTTTACGTGCTGCCACCACCATCAGCGTTGTAGCAGACGATGCCGCAACATTGACCACGGCATTCATGGTGCCAATGCCGTACTGCGAAGAGTTGGTGGCGTTCCGGGGTGTCCTGATTGGCCGCATTGGCCGCGAGGTTTATGCAACCAACCCATTCCAGCCGCACCTAGTTGACCCGGCGCGCGGATTCTTCCAGTACGGCACTGACGTAACCATGCTGGCCAAAACAGATGGCGGGATATACATCGGCGCGGACAAGACATGGTTTATGACTAACCCGCAAACCGACCAGCCAATACAGGCCGTGGTGCTGGATTTCGGAGCAGTGAAAGGCGCCTCGATCACGCTCCCAGATGGCAGGGCCGCTTGGTTTACGCGTTATGGCCAAGCCATAGGCGACACGGCCGGCGGTGTCTCGCTACCGAATCGCTCGAATTACGCCCCAGACACAGCAACAAGCGGCGCCGCTGGCCTGCTTGAGCACAACAGCAACCAAATGGTGGTCACGACAATGCGCGGCCAAACGAAAGCTAACCGGCTCGCTGCTGGTGACTTCTGCGATGTGGAGATAACAGATGAACGCTGATGGCCTGCGCTACAACGGTTTTATTTATAACTTTGAACTGGTCGATGCTCAGGGCAACGTGGTTGATGCTTGGGTTGAGAAAAACCTGATCCCGCAAGTCGGCCTCGACTTTTTGATTCAGGCGCCTTTCGGTGATGTTTCGCCGCAGAGTGATTTCTACTGCTTTGTGTTCCGCAACGCCTATATCCCTACCTCTGCCACCACTGCAGCCGACATTCCGTCAAATTTGGGTGAGTTCGTGAACTACAGCGAGGCCACTCGGCCTTTATGGAACCGAGGTTACGACGGTGCAGGCACGATCGATAACTCAGCCAGTCGCGCTCAGTTTACTTTCACGCAAGACCAGAACATTTACGGCGCAGGCCTCGTTTCAAGCAGCACAAAAGGCGGTGCAAGCGGGCTTCTGCTGTCGGTGGTGCGGTTCGCATCGCCCAAAACGGTCTCTGCTGGCCTGACGCTAAACCTCACTTCTGGCATCACTTACATTCCGACCAACATCGTTTAAGGAGTTCAACATGGCTGCCAAATACAGCTTGGGTTTACGTAACGCGCTGGCCGTGACCGGCTCGCTTAAAAACCAACTGGACGGGTGTTTTCTCCGTCTTTACGCAGGCACTGCGCCAGCTTCGCCAAATGATGCGATTGGCGCGGCTACGTTGCTATGCGAAATCAGCAATGGCGGCGCTGGCGGAACGTTTGAGGCGACCGCGAGCGACGGCACATTGGTTAAAAGCACCTCGGAAACGTGGAGCGGCAACAATGTGGCGAGCGGCACGGCGACATTCTTCCGGCTGGTTAAGACCGGCGATGCCGGGGATGCGAGTACAAGCGCCATTCGCATTCAGGGCACCGTGGGGGTGGGCGGTGTTGATATGCAGATGACCAATCCGACATTGGTCAGTGGCGCGCCTCAAGCCTTCGACTACTTCTACTTGACCATGCCGGAGCAGTAATGGCCAATCTTCTCCGAAAGCAAGCGACGGTAACTTCCACTGCTGGCACCCCCGGCGTTGCTGGAGTGGCGGCGTATTGCTACACGGAGACGAAGGTAGTCAAGCAGGTGTATGGCGCAAGCTCAGGCTCAGGCATGGGCGGCGTCATTGGTAGCAGTGGCGGTGGCGGTAGCTCACTCGGGTCTACGGCAGCGTCTTATGTTGTTTTGCCACCTATCGAGGCGGGGGCCGGCAGCAGTGACCCAAACTCATACTTAACTGGGTACACGCCCGGCATCGTGATTAATCCTGGCGGACAGGTTTCTGCGAGCAGCGTGCAGAACAAGTACGTTACTTCGACGGTTCAGACGTGTGTCCCTGCCGTTCCTGCTGTTCCCGCAATCCCAGCACGCACACAGGTGGATAACCATACCGGATGGAACGCAGGCGCGCACAGTTTCGCTGCGCTTACTGGCGATATCCGCTTTGATTTCCAGATGCCGCTAGAGCCGGTGGGCATAATTTGCGGGCTAGGCGACGGCAATCCTGTGCGCAGTTATGGCCGAGCATCGCACGCCTTCCTGCGCGTGAGGAATGTCACGTCAATTCTCGAAAAAGGCGTGATTGTTGCGCAGTCAGTGGCGATCGGCGCCCCTGAATCTGCGCTGCTAAGTATTCGTCGCGTTGGTGGCGTGGTCACGTATCTAATTGATAGTGAAGTTGTGTACCGCAGCAAGTCGGGATCGTCTGGCTATGTGTATGCAGATGCGACTCTGTATGAGGCGGGGGATTACGTATTCTCGCCAGTATTTGCTCAGGATAATGCGGCCAGCGTAAGTATTGATATGCGGCTGATTGCGCGTGGTTATGAAGATGGCGCGCTTGTCGGTGTAGGGGTTGATGCCCCATTGTTCGGCGTGTTCGCGCAGGTAAGGTCGCTAGATGGTGTGCGCTTTAATACTCCTGTGCCTGTGTTGCTGGCGTCTGACCATGCTTACAACGGAATTGTGATAAGTCGCCCAGTCCCGTTGCTTTACGCCGCAAACGACGGACCAGCCGTTGAAAGCAACGGTGTTGGTATGCGCCGTCCACCACCTGTGTTTGGCGCGCTTAGCCTAGTCGGCTCACTCAACTCATTTGACGGGCGCCTGCCACCGCCCGTGATACTTGCTAGCGATGAAGGTTCGGCGGGTGTAGGTATGCAGTGGCCATTGACCGGCTACCGCTCAGGCGCATGGGAGAATTTCGACGCCGCAGACGAGGCTGGCGATTCCGACATAACCATGATCGGTGATCGCTGGATGATAGATTTCCCGTTCGTGCTAATAGCAATGGACGGGCTTGATGTTGGTGACACGGCTGACATTCTGGTCTTTGCCGACGCCGATGCTCGCGATTTCCTTAGCCTAGACAATTACAGTTCAATCTCAGGGGTCATGGAAATGCTCGCCAATAGCGGGCTAGCCATAAACGATGATGTGAACAGCGCAAGTCGAACCGCCCTCCAGTATGCGGTCAACGTCCTCACTGGCGCCCTGACTGAGTACGAAGGCTTCGACTTCACGCACTTTGTTCGCTGTGGTGGCGAGACCTACGGCTGCAAGCCGGATGGCCTTTATCGGCTGCGTGGTGAGACTGACGACGGCGAGTACATTCGCTCAATTGTCGACCTCGGCACGCTTGATCTGAACGACCCGCAGCTCAAGCGCATTGATAACGCCTTTGTCGGCGTCGACACCGATGGCGAGGTTTATCTGCGAGTGGCTGCTGGAAAGGATATTGAGCGCACTTACAAGGTTGTTGGCGAGGACGTCACTCGTCGCGCCGTGATGGCCAAGGGCGTATCTGCACGTCAATGGTCGGTGAAGCTGGAGATTGTGGACGCCACCAGTGCAAAACTGGATTTTCTGGAAATGCCGGTGGGGATCACCGCGCGCAAGTTCCGTGGTCGTCAGCGATGAACATCGCAAATCGCGTGCTCACTCGGTCGGGTGCCTGGCTGAAATCAAATGCGCGCAGCTTGGCCGAAAAGTTATTCAAGAATGAAAACTCGCGTTACATGCGCTCGCGCAGGGTAATCGACGGCTACATGGTTGAAGGCGGCAGAGCCGGAGGCGTCGGCTCTGCTACCGTGATGGACTTTCCTGCACTCCTTTGTCTGCCGGGGTACTACTCTGACCCGGTCTATTCGGCGCTAACCACAAACTACTCCATAGTCCTGTCACTGCCGCGCGGCCGTGATAGTTACCTTGATGACGTTTTCGAGTCGCCCATTGTTGTCGGCGAGAAAGATTTGCTGGCATCGACCTACTTCTCAGCTATGACCGCAGGGGATTATGTCGCAACTGATTACCGCTACAGCGTGAGCGGTGAACGAGGCGAGGCGCTTGACGGGTACGGGTGTGGGCGCGGGTATACGGTGGCATTTACCGCGACCTCGCATCCAGAAAACACCCTGGCCTACGTCACGCGCAATCTGCCAAGTCTGTTTATGGTCAGTATCCAGAGCCCTACCTTTTTCCGGCTACGCTACTTGCTTGATGATCCGACCGTTGCTATTTCGGTACCAGCTGCGCCGTCGGCAAGCGCAAAGCTGTCGTTTGCGATCAGTGATTCGATAATGACCAGTGAGTTTGGCGCCTACGCATTCTCAAAGCCAGTGGCCGCACCGATCTACCCTACTGAGCCGCATGCAACGACTTTCTACGAGGCTCAAGCCCCGTGGTCAGCATTCTCATTGCTACCAACTGATGAAGGCTATGACGTGTGCCTGTCGGCCCATGCCGTTTTCGACATGTTTGATGATTCGGACAAGTTCGGCGCGCGAGGGCTTTGGATTGGGCTTTTCCATGTCACGCAGGTTGATGATGTGCCTGCTGTTGCCTTGTTTGCCCAGCATGCAATCAATAGCCTAGATAATGGCGCAGGTCGCAAGCCGATTAAAAGCTCTATAACCGAGCGCTATAAGTACAACGCCCACCTGCGGTTGAAGCCGGTTCGCTTGAGTGACGGCACAATCATTGTCGCTGACCCATTCATCGTTCAGGTTGAAGATGAATCGCGGCGCTACTCACTCGACGTTCACCGTATTACAGGCGATTCAATTGCTCATGAGGTGGTTGTCAGCGGCGCATTACTTAATTCAGATGCCAGCCAGACAGCAGTTATCGGGATCGATGCAGACGATCACGGTACTGCGGTTCTGATTGCATTCTCTGCTGCCAGGAGCGGCCCAACACCAATATTTGTCTACCAGATAACAGCGAGCGACACCACGCTGGCTCTCACTACCAGCACGGCATTCAGGCAGAACCTATCTACCTGTGCTGATTCTGAGTATTCAGCTGGACGCCGGCCAAACGCCATAGATCCTGACACCGGCCTCACCTATATCAGCGGATGGGAAAGCCTCGGCGCAGGTGGCGACCAGGTGAAGTACATCGGTAATGGGAAGTGGGCCTTCTACGTGAGCGCCAACATCCTTGCCACATCGCCAGCTCGAGGGGACTGGGCGCTGGCCATCTACGACATAACGGAAAACGCCGTTGCGCTTGCGGGAATTATTGATTCCGATCTATTGGCTCAAGGCCCGCTTGACGCTGGAGCAATGGATTGTTTGCGCCATGAGGTTGCCGACGATTCAGGGGAGATAGTTCATAAAGCGACAATCATTGCCAGTCGTGGCGGCAATGGTCAGTACGTTGGGCGTGGCGATGTTTCGGACGGCCAAACCTACATCAGCTACGACTCAGGCGAGACGTGGGCGAGGATCGCAAGCGTGGGCTCGCCAGCAGGAGCCTTCCACTGCGGAAATGCTTTGGCAGCTCGCAGCAGCCCAGTAGTGCGAATTTAATAAGACTAGGAGAATACCATGGCCGCCACACTCGAAAGCCTATTTGATAGTCAGCAGCAACTGATTGGCCAGACACTTGATCGCGCAACGTTGCTATCTAACCGAATTAGCGACAACGGCTTTCCGTCGCTGAGCAACCCGTCGCTGAATTACACGGTGACAGACCCTAACCTGCAGGCGCCGCCATCGTTCGGATCAATCCTTCCGGGTGACACCACAGGCAGTACGATTGCTTTTCTCGATGATCAGATCGACAAGAACATCGAGAAGTATTTCCCCGAGCTAAATAAGTGCTTTCGTGATACGCCGGAAACGTGGTGCTGTGGGATTATTCAGGGTGAGACGCCTTTAGGGTTGAGCCAAGAAGCATTTGAGCAGGCGTGGCACCAAGGCAGAGATCGCGAATACCGTCAGCGCAATGCAGAGGTAAGTCAGATCACGCAACGGTTTTCTGCCAGCGGTTTCTCTTTGCCATTAGGTGCTATGTCCAGTGCAATCATTCAAGCCGAACAGCGTGCAAGTGATGCGATAGGCGACGTGAATCGCGCCCAAACAATCCGGGATATTGAGTTGAAGTGGGAAATGCTCAAGTTCGCCGAAGAGACTGCCGTGCGCCTCAAGCTGGGCATGATGGGAATCGTTGCTGACATGTATCGTTTCTTCCTCGACGTACCAAACCGAGACATTCAGGTGTTTGAAGCTAAGGCGCGCGCATTTCAAGCGTCACAGGCGGCGCTGGCCAATTATTACCAGGTAGAGCTTGGGTTCGAGCAGCTTCGGTTGAGCGCGGAAGAGGTTCGAACCGGCATTAAACTCGGAGTGGATCGCAATAAGATTGCCGCTGCTCAAGGTAAAAACTCATCTTCAGCATTAGCTTCGGCAGCAAATGGCTTTACAAACACTGCAGCTGCAGCAGCTAACGCCCAGTCAGGGTTGATTGCTGACCTTGATGGGGGTGCCTAATGGGCTGGACCAATGTTCTCTCCATCCCGGGCGTCACCTATCAGGTTGAATATAAGAAATTCACCTCATGGATGCCGTGGGGCTCTGATGACTTTGGTAAGCCGCTAACGAACGATGGTGTCCGGTTTTTCGCGGACAACGTTGACATGTATGTTGACTGGGCGAACTTCCGCATCTATGTCCAGATACCCGGCATGACGGCACCGCTATCTCTAAGATCGGTCATCAATACAACGTCAACAAGCGGCTATGGCGATTACTTTTACTCGAAAGGGACAGATGAAACCCCGGATGACGGAAGATTCTACGCGCAAGGGAATAGCAGCGGAATATCAACTGGCGTGCTTTTTGATGATTCTCTGCCGTTTCTCCTTTACGTAGGCGGATACGACATTGGGGCATTGACTGGCGACTTCACGATAGAAGTTGAGGCGGCGTCACCTTTCTGGACTGGATTCAGATTCGCGAAGGAGACGATTTAGTTTTTTCGCAGCGGGCTATGCGGCCCTTGCTGTGATTGCCCAGTCACATAGCCTAGCGATCATCAGACCTTGCACCGGAGTGCACCATGGCCACCTTTCACGACGCAGGCGACATGAATATCGCCCGATGGACACCTGAAGAGCGAGCAGCAAAACAGGCTCAGCTTGCTTCGCAATCTCAAGCCCTCCGAAGTGCCCGTGCAGGTCTTGCTAGCGCAGGCGCTCCCGCCGCAGGACCTCAGCCCCCGGCATCTGGCCCGCTGACAAAGGCGCAGCAGGCAGTACCGGCTCCTGCCGTATCGCTGGGCAGCGTGCCCGCGACGCCGGTTGCGGCTCCAAACACTTTACCTGCATCTCTTGAAGGGTTTCGGCCAACTGGGATTGGCCAGAACGCCCATGGCGGGCAAATCTTCTCAAGAGCCGGGAAAGACGGAGCTGCCGAGTTCACCAATCAGGCAACCGCCCAAGCTCAGCCAAGAGGGCTTGCAGCAGCAGGTCAAAATATCGGCCAGCAACAGCAACCCGCATTTAAGAGCCTCTCGGATTTTGGCGGCGCGCGCCAACAGGCAAGTGCGCCGCTAAGCCTGGCATCCGTATTTGGCCCCAGCGGTCAGTCAGATGAAAGTGCGCCAAGCCTCGCAAGCCTAGGCTCGTTAGAAAATATCGGGAACGGCCTTGGCGTGGCTTCTTTTGGAACCCCCGGAGACGCGAAGGCTGCCATTGACACCTATGAGCGTGCAAACCAGATCCGCCGTGACGGTGCAAATCAGGATCGGTTAGACCTTGCTCTTGCGCGCCAAGGGAATGCTAATCAGATGACAGTGGTCCGCGACAGTTCTCGCGGCCCAAGCCTTAACGATCTTATTGCACGCCGACAGGAAGGTCAGGGCGATGCACAGCGCCAATCGCGCCTCGAAGACGTAGGATTAGCGCAAGGGATTATCAATACGACTCAAACCCAGCGCGCCCAGCAAGCGGCCAGCAACCGCGCCTCACGCTTGGAAGACTTGCAGATTGCTGCTACCGCACCCGGAGCAACTGCTGACGACCTGCGCAATTACCAGATGGCTGTTGATCCGGCTGGTTATTTGAAGGCGCAGCAATCTGGCGGGCTCACGCAGCTTAAATTGCAAGGTCAGCAGCTCGATAACCAGATCAAACAGCAGACCTTAAGCGGAGCAGAAACTAAGGCGCAGCAAGCGCTTGACGACCGTCAGCTTAAGAGCGAAAGCGCGGCTGCTACGTTTGATCAGGCCTTGGCGTCTGTGGATTCCCTGCTTGGAACCCAGCCAGACCCAAATAACCCGGACGGCCCGAACACTGACGAAGATCCCGGGCTTCGTGAGTCATTAGGCCTTATTGATGGCATCTTGCCTACACTGCCTGGTGGTAAGGCGGCTGATTTCGAGGCTCGCTTAGATACACTTAAAGCACAGACATTCCTACCTCAAGTGCAGGCCCTAAAAGGAGCTGGCGCACTGTCTGACGCGGAAGGTAAAAAGCTATCTGACTCTATCGGGGCTCTGTCTACCAAAATGAGTGAGCAGGCTTTCAGAGAATCCTTGAGAGGCGTAAAGGCTACGCTGGCTGCAGCCAGAGAGCGCGCGGCACCAAGCTCTGCGCAGCAACCTGCTGCCCCGGCAGTTGGACAAGCCCAAGATGGGTACGTGTTTCTAGGCGGTGATCCTGCTAATCAGGCTAGCTGGAGGGCTCAATAATGGCAGGGCCATGGGAAAAATATCAAGCGACACCAGGAGCGCAGCCTGCTGATAGTCAGCAAACTATAATTCCTGCTCAGTCAGCAGCAACGCCCGGCCCTTGGGATAAATTTAAGGCTCCTACTGCTAATGCCCAAGTAGCTGAAATCGTCACGCCTCAGCCTGCCGCTAAGCCTGAAGAGCGGGGCATGCTGCAAAAGGTTGGCGACTTCTTTACCGGTGCGGATCGTGAGACGCGCGCAACCAATGAACTCCCAGAGCTGCAAAGCTCTGGCTTGATGGCGGGCCTTGGTCTTGATGACGCGAAGGCAGCTCAAATCAGCGCAACCATCGCTACCACCCTTGACCCGGCCGAAATCGGGAAGATCCTGCAATCGGCCTCGCCTGATATCGGTATTCAACAAGACGAAAAGGGCAACATCATTGCTGCTAACAACAAAACCGGCGTGCGCACTGTAATTAACAAGCCCGGTTTCAGTGGTATGGATGCCGCCCAAGTAGGCGCGCTCGGCGCCGCATTTGCGCCCGCAGCACGCGCAGTAACTGCTGGGACTGGCTTGGCCAAAGGCGCAGCAGTTCTTGGGGCGGCCAGTGCAGCTACGGAAACAGCACTACAAGGTGCTCAGGCAGCCGCAGGCGGTGACTTCAATCCCGAAGACGTTGCATTGTCTGGTGTTGCTGGCGCCGGCGGCGAACTTGTTGCGCGTGGCGTGGGCGCGGCAGGCAGAGCTATCGGCAATTCACTTGCTGCACGCGCGACACCCTCCGAAGAAATTATCGCCGCTAATACAGCCAGGCAGGCCGGCACGGCTACGCCAGATCAGGAGGCGCTTCTTGCCACGCTAACTACTGCTGGGCGCTTAGATCGCGAAGACGTAGCCCGCGGCGTGGTAGACAGCGCAACAATCGAAGGGCGCCGCCAAACTCCAAAGATTGATCGTCTCGCGCAGGATGTAGCGCCGGACGAGAGTATTCTTGCCGCCGCAGAACGCCTCGGGATTCGGGACCAGCTTATTCCATCGCAGTATTCGGGCAGCCAAGCATACCGGGAGATTGAGCAGGGTCTTGCCTCGATCCCAGGCAGTCAGTTGAACACTCAACAAAAAGAGGCTTACAGCTCCCTAGCCAAGAAAGCCGATGAGCTGATTGTTGATTACGGCGGCACCATCGACAAAAGCCAGCTGTCCGACAAGTTCAAGCAGCAAGGGCTGGCAAACATCGATGATTTGGGGAATCAATCGGACGCCCTGTATAGCCAGGTTAGCAATGCCATCCCAGCAACCACAAGCTCGCCAGCTCAATCAACTGTTGGCTACCTGCAAGGCAAAGTTGCCGATCTTGGCGACAGAACACTGCTCAGTGCTGCAGAGCGCCGCACGCTTGCTGCATTAACACGCACTGACGCAGACGGCACTCCAATTCCGCCAACATATGCGGCGCTGGACTTGGTGCGAAAACAAATTGGAGAGGGACTGCGTGGCCGTGGACCTTTCAAGGACTCAGAAAGCGGAGCGCTTAGCCGTCTGTATGGGACGTTAAGCGAAGACCAGCAAGCGGTTGCTGATGCCGCCGGTGTTGGCGATCTGTTCGCTACTGCCAAGGGGCTAGTGGCGCAACGCAAGGGCGTAGAGGACGCAATGAAAGACGTTCTCGGCAAAGACCTAAGCGGCGCGCTCACAAGTAGTGCCGGCAATGCTGTAAAGCAACTAGGCAAAGGTGATTTCAAGCGCTTTGACCAACTGATGAGCCGGTTGCCGAGCGATATGAAGCAAGAGGTTGTTCTAACAGCCCTTAATGACGCCTTTACCGCTGGCAGTCGTGCAGAGAAGCAGTTAAGTGCCCCGGGATTTGTCGATTGGTATGAGAGCTTGGCACGAAACCCTGCAGCCAAGCAGCGGCTCGACACGAACCTGCCGCCCGATGCAGTGGCTCGGCTTGACGACATTTTTAAAGTTGCCAAAGGCATGCGCGAGGCATCCAAAGAGCGCATTACAACCGGGCGCATCAACTCCATGAAGCTACTGGAGGATTACGCGGGCGAGGGCGGCATGCTTAACCGCTTGTGGGATGTCAGCAAAAAAGTAGGAGCCGCCGAGGGCGCGACGAGCGGAATCGGTATGCCAGGCGTCGGCACTGTTGGCGTTCTCGCAACGACTCTGGCCAAGCCAAAGACACCGATACAAGAAAGCGCTTCAGCATTATTGGCGTCGCCCCGCTTCAGGGATGCAGTTACCGCCTATGTTCGATCAGGCGGAGCACTTCAGGCTAATGTGCGGGCGCAAGAAAAGGCGCTCATGCGCACGCGGGCATATCAGAAATGGGTTTCCGCGCTGAGCGATGAATCAGCTGCTCGGGTTTCAGCTGTTGGGCCATTGGCCTATTTAGCGGAAGGTGCAGTGTCTGAATAATTGCCATGCTGCGACCGCCCCACTAAGATACTGATTGGCGGCACAACTAAATGTGAGGGCGGGATGGCTCGGCGAGATTATAAAACTGGGTTCAGGCGCCTATGGCTTGTGTTGTCAGTCATTTGGGCCGTATTCCTCGTAACCCTTAGTTTTCAACACACGATCCCGGTCGGAGACTTTCTTCTATCCCTGGCCCTGCCGATAGCAGGGCTTTATGCGCTATTTTCAGGGGTTGCGTGGGTTGTAGAGGGCTTTGCCAAGCCTGAGTGATCACGGGAAGCCCTTTCGAAAGAGCCCCCTTACACCATAGCCAATCGATCTGCCGTATCCGGGAATTGCTTTACCAGCTTGATCAGCAATGCGGCCTGAGTGTTGGGATTAGATTTGCCTTGCTCCCAGTTGCGCAGAGTATCAGGGCTGGTACGGATACGCTTAGCAAACACGGCTTGCGACATGCGCAGCTTTTTGCGCAGGGCGACTATTTCCTGAGCAGTAACCACAGGCACAGGTTTTTCCTCTGCAGCGTATTGGCGCAGAGTAATTTTGCCTTCGCGATGGGCTGTCATGTCTTCGACGCCCTGCATCATTTCAGTGAATAGATCGCGCTTTTTCATACAGCACCTCGTGCTTTCAGTTCTTTGGTGATGGCATTGTGTAATGCCTTCTCCTGGTCGGCGGTCAGGTTCTCCAGTTCATCCTTGTCATAGATGGCGAACATCCAAAACTGCCCATCGCCAAGCAGCCAGTAATAGATGACACGCAGACCGCCACGCCTTCCTTTGCCTCTGCGTGCATCCGCCCAGCGCATCTTGCGAAAGCCACCGGTTCTCGGCATTACATCGCCAGCATTAGGGTTGGCCAGAAGCTCATCTTGCAGCCGGCGATATTCATCATCAGTTAGATAATTGCCGACTGTGGCGGTGAACGAAGTGGTTTCAAGGAAGACGGCTTTCATATAACAAGTGTAGGCAGATTGCCTATATTTAGGCAAGGGAAAAGAGCAGGCAAGCAATGCAAGACTGCTCTTTTAGGCCGGATTAAGCTATCCGGCAATAATGATTCAGGCCGCGAGCCCGCTGATAGTCGTCCATGGGTTGGGCGTATTTTTTCATAAGCGTGACAGATGCATGACTGCCGTCTATGAAGTGGTCGATCATTTCTGAGCCAACCGGGCTGCCTACCCCATTGAAGTGAGCGTAAAGATTCCGACTATCAAAGGTTTTGCGTAGCGCATCGAAGTGACGGCACAGAAAGTAGACCAAATACAAATCCGAGCCAACCATGAACACACCATCTTTCTTCTCTTCTTTAGCCAGCCATTCACCCTCAAGCGCATAAGCGGCAATGAAGTTGCGAGCGCTATCGAGTTGGTCAGCCGGGATATCCTGAGCCGAAACCACGCTGAACGCCTTGTGCACCTGCGACCACACATGCATCTTTGCGCGCTGACGTGCTTTAACTGGAAGCTGGCGAACCTTGCCGTCAAGAACAGCGCCCAGGCAGTGGAAGCCATCAGTGCCGATAGTCTGGCCAATCAAGGTGCTAATCTTGCCTTCGCTGTCTTCGTATCGGCCATGTTTGCGGATGGCCGGAAGAACTTCTGCGGTAACCCATTTTTTGAAGCGCTTGGCTTCAGCTTTGCGGCTACGAAGGATTGCCGAGTACAAGCCAGACTCACTAATTACCGTCATTTCTTGGTCGCCGCCAAGGGTGGGCACAATCTGCCCATCCTTCTCGTCATCATCCAGATTGCGAGTCATGTCCTTTGCCGACAGATAACGAAGGGCGCTTGCCACGTCAGCCGCGACGAACCAAGGCTGATCATTTACCAGAATAGTACGGACTTGATGAGTATCGAATTGGAACGGAATGATTTGAGCGGTTTTCATGGCGGATCTCCATAGCGTTTCAGGAGCTCACCGCCGTCGTTACCAAGCGAGAAGGAGGCGAGCTGTGCGCGGGTTGGTAAACCGGGGCTATGGGACCCGGCAGGGCCGAAGCCCTCCCACGCACAGCCCGCCATAACACGGGCACAAAAAAACCGCTTCCGCGGCGCTGTGCGCCATAGCTTACCGGGTTACCAAGCCCGATCACTGAATTTGCAGTGACGGGCTAAAGGTAGCGCCGGAAATGGATGGCGTCAAGCTGGCTTGTTAATCGCTGTCTATCCAGCTAGAAGTGATACGAGGGAAATGCCTCATAATGGATCTATCTAGAATTACTGCGCGATTGGCGCGAAAGCCATGGATAAGTGAATATGCTTAAAAGAGCGTTTAAAATTATCTCGATTCTATTGCTCGGTGTGCTCATGGGCCGGTACCTGCTCCCGTTCGATCAAAATGCAAAGCCAACCTATGGCTCTAGCGGCCTACCTAAAAATTGCAGGGCAGTGATACAGGCAAACATCGACGGCTTTAATAGCCATCAGTTCTCGGCTGCTGACGCACTTGATTCAATCGGCAGAAATTGCGGTCGCTACGGTTACGCCTGGAGCGAGTGAGCACGAAAATCCATTCAGCCGCATAGCGGGTCTCGGCAACACCGACCCTCATTGCGCCCACCATCCAGTCACATAGGCTCGCCTTCATCCGCAACAGATGAAGGCCAAGCACCATGGGCGCCGTCCAAAAAGACATAACAGTCATTCAAGGCAAAACCTTCTCGGCCTCTTTCGGCTGGGCGAAGGGCAGCTTTATCTGGAAGCAAATTAGCGCCATTTCAAATACGGCCCCACTCACCATTACAGCGGTAGGTCATGACCTTAAAGACGGATGGCCTTTCTGGGTTAGCGGCGTCAAAAAGCCTGACTGTCTCAATAACTGGCGCAACACTTGCCCCGGCGAAGAGCCTGCAGATCCCGGCGCGCCTTATATTGCCGAAGCGACCAGTGATGACGTCCTTACCCTGAACTCAATCAACGGTATGGCTTTGGATGCCTATACCGGCGATGGAGTTATCAAGTATTACGCTCGCGCCGATATCACTGGCTATGAAGCCGATATGCAGGTCAGAGGCTCGACCAGTAGTGACACGATCCTGTTTGAAGCAACCAGCACCGGCGCAACGCCGGCCATTATTGTCAACGAAATAAGCTCGACGTTTGAGCTGACTATCCCGGCCGACGCCTTTGCCGACGCCAAATTCCAGAATGCAGTGTATGAAATTGAAATCTCCGCGCCAGGTGGTGAAAAGTACCGCTTGGCGTTCGGGCAATTTGCCCTTTGCCGCGAGTTGGTCAAGTGAGCGATATAACTGTCCTGCCAGAGCAACAGGTATTCGTCAGTTTTAGCGATGATGATGCGGTTGAGATTGCATCTAACAGCCCTGCCGCCTTTGGTCTTGGAGTGGATGGTGATAGCCAGTCTTTAGCTGTTGAGGGTGATGAGTCCCGAGCCTTGGCGCTTGTCGATGTTGGCCGAATAGGTATTGCCGGGTTTGAGCGCAAAAACTTTACCGGCGTGGTCGGCATCGGCCCGCGCGGCCTTATTGGTCCTGCTGGCCCCGCTGGCGGATCATCACTCCAACGTCAGGCTGGCGAAACACTCAGTGCGCTTTTGGTGGTGTATGAGCAGGCCGGCCAGGTGTTCAGGCTCGATTACCGCGACGGCGCCCACATCGATCAGGTTCTGGGCATCACGCTCAGCGCCGCTGTATCAGGCTCCGAGCTGAATATTCAGCGCAGTGGCGCCCTCGATGACTCGGGATGGAATTGGGCGCTCGGCCGCGTGTGGCTTGGCGCAAACGGATCACTCACGCAAACACCAGCAACAGAAGGCAATGACGTACTGATCGGCACTGCAGTGGCGCCGACCCGTCTCATTCTCAACATTCAAGACCCTATCCGGTTGGAGTAACCCACATGGCTCAGAAATTTCAGACGTTGATTGATGGCGTAAAGCATCTGGTCGAGGCGCTTGTCACCTCTACGGGCGCTTCGGATGCAGGCAAGATCCCTGCGCTTGGCAGTGATGGGCGTCTTGACTCATCGGTGATGCCGGTTGGCATCGGTGCGCAGACCACTCAAGCAGTGGCGAGCGAGGCACTGGGCGCGGGCAGCTTTGTTAACTATCACGAAAACGCCGGGGTATTCAGTGTGCGCCTGGCTGATAACAGTAACGCTCGGCAGGCTGACGGCTTTGTGTTGGCGGCTC